ATATTTAAGTACATTACCAAGACAAAAATCTAATCCACGTCCTGAAGACGAGATTAGGTCCATACTTTGAACGCCATTCGCAGATGTATAATGACCTGAATAGGTTTTTTCTACATAGTCTGCAACATCCTTTAAATTTTTTTGTTCATTAAATTTCATATAGGTATATTATATCATAAAAAATAACTAAAGTAAACAGCTTTTAAGAAATTAATTTAATGTGGGTGTATCTATTTCAATTCCGTCTCTACTTTTTAAAATGTGTTCAGTCATTAGATTAAATTCTTTTTTATCTAACATTGTTTTATAAATTTGAAGAGCTTGTGCCATCATTACACCTGCGACCATTAATGGGTCTTTATTCATTGTAATTCTCTCAAATTCTCTATATAGTTCGTCCATATTATCTCCTTTAAATAGCTACTGCATCAGTTATTTTAGCAACTAATTGCTTAGTGTGTTTTTTGTTTTTGTTGAATTTTTTAAATTCATTTCTAATGTCTGCAATTGTTTCATGTTTTTTAGGTTCAAATTCTTCATCAACATTTTGAGTACCACATTTAATTATGAAATAATCATCATATCCTTTTTGATTTTTCCAAACAATATGACCATTTTTTCTCCATTCTTTCATAATATCTTTAAACTCTATATATTGTTTTTCTCTAACATCATGGTAACCTTGACCAAATGTAGAAGCATTAATGGCTAAATGGAAACCAAGAATTTTAGCACCAGTAAGTTCTTTAAGTCTTAATAAACATTTTTTATACATGTCTCTTGTATTTTCAGCATAAATAATTTTTCCAGAAAAATTAATAGCAGTTTTATAAGTATGAGTTTTAACATTTGCAAGTTCATCGTTATGAAAACGAATTTGATCAGGATATCCGTCAGTTAAAAACATTACATTTGTTTTTTGAATTCTATGTTTTTTCTGGAATTTTTTAGTAAGTCTATTCGCTAAGATCACTGACTGAATAAGAGGAGTTGAACCCATTGCATCAATATTAGAAAGAGAACCCGCATAAACATAATAATTAACTCTAGAACTATATGAATGTGCTTTACTAATTGAAAATGCTAATTGAGCAGCTTCTTCAAAAGTTTTAGTATTCATTTTTGAAGAAAACATTTCAACAATTTTTACTTTATCTAATTCATCTATTTCATTACCTTTACTTTTAATATTTTCAGCACGTTCAAGACCTGTACCATGAAATGAAGTAGTGGTAAATGAATATATTTCAAAAGGAATATTAACTTTTCTGCAAAACATTGCAATTGTGATTGCTTGATTAGTTACATCTTCAATAATATCACACATTGACCCAGAATGATCTACAAACATTATTATTCCATGTGACTTAGCTTGAGCAAGATTAGTCACTGTTAAAAAGATGTCTTCTGAATATTTGTATGAATGAAGCTTTAATGGGTCAAGTTTTCCAGACTTTGCAGTCTTAGCTCTTGAATATTCATAAGCTGCCTTCTTACGTTCAAAGTCTTTAGCCAATAAATTAGCTGTTGAATTTAAATGTGGTTTTGATTTAATCCAATCTTTTTTACAATCTTCATTTATATAAGCACTTTTATAAGTATCATAGTCATCAGCATTTTCTATCCAATCTTTTCTTAAAGCTTGGGCATCATCCCATGAATATAATATATTGTCTAAATTTTTATTAGTGATTCCTGAAGAATAACTACATTGTTTTTCGTTACCATAACGATCTTTTTTAACATCAAGAAGGTCTTCTTCACGTTCTCTAAAAGTATCTTCAGTCCAAGTTTCATGTTTTTTGGGTTTTTCAGTTGATTCAATAGGAGTAACTTCTTCGTCATATACATCAATTAAAGTTTTTTCGCCTTTACCTTCACCTTCACCTTCTTGGTCCATTTCCTCATTATCTTCAGGAGGAGTAGTACCTTGTGGGTTTTCAGTTTCAGTTTCATCATCACCATCCATATCATTAGAAGGAAAATCAGCACCTGTACCTTCAGGCATTTCTTCATCTTTCTCATTTTCATCAACAAAAGCAAATAGTTTTTCACAAACATTGACAACATCATCCCAAGTTTGAACTTGCATAGCTTCTTTAATTAAAGGAGCTTCTTCTTCAGAGAATTCAACTGGAACATAACCTCTACCTTTTGAACTAACATTAAGCCTATCCATAAGACCAGCTTCGTTAATGTCTCTATCATCTGTACCAAATAGATTATCATCAAATAATTTTTTATAACCTGCTTTGAATGGACGAACTATTCCAGGATATGTCTCTTGAATTTTACGTTCAATTCGAATATCTTCAACAATATTTAAATAAGCTCTTGGAATATGTTTGATTTTCTTTTCAGAATCATGCCATCCATCAACAGGAGTATAAAGAGCATGTCCAACTTCATGTCCAACAAGAAGGTCATAAACATCTTTACCTTTGTCTGCCCAAAGTGGTAACCTCAACACTCGATTTTCAACATCGAATGAAGCTGTTTGATAGTTACCATGTTGAACTGATAAGTTCTCTTTAGCTAATAGCTTGGCTAAATATTCTTGAGCAGATAAGTTCATATTATTGGTCCTCCCAGTCATCTTCAAAAGTTTCGATACCGTCAGCATCAACTTCCGGCTCAGGATCATTAATTGTAGCATCAACTTTTTCATATAAATCAATAAAAGCAGCTTTAGTGTCATCATCAAAACGATTCACACAAAGAGCAATTGCTTTTTCACGTTTATTGAAAATTGAAAATGTTTGAACAATGTGGCATAATCTACGAGTTGAAATAACTTCGTCAATACCTTCATCATAAAATGTTTTCCTAATAGCATCTGCCCAGCCAACTAAAAGCTTAGCAAATTCTTCATCAATCTTTTCGAATTTTTTCATATGCTTCATAACAATTTTTTCCTCAGTCTTCATAGTTGGGAAAGTTTGCTCTAAAGTAATTGTAAATCTTTCAAGGAAAGCATCATCAATAATAGTAGCACCTGAGTATCTACCATCTTCTGAACCTTTACCTTTTGTGTTTGCAGTAGCAATCACATTAAAACCTTCTTTAGGTTCAATAACTTGACCTGTCTTTTTAATAAGAACTGGCTTACCTTCAAGAACTCCTTGAAGACACATAATTTTATTAGTACCTCTATCAATTTCGTCAATCATTAAGATTGCTCCAGCTTCCATAGCTTTAATAACTGGTCCTTTTTGGAAAACTGTCTCACCTTTAATAAGACGGAATCCACCGATTAAATCATCTTCATCCGTTTCAGGAGAAATTTGAACTCTAACATATTCACGTTTAAGTTTTGCACATGCTTGTTCAATCATAAATGTTTTACCATTTCCAGATAATCCTGAAACAAATGTTGGATAAAACATATTTGATTTAATAATTTTTGTAAGTTCTGTAAAGTTACCCCAAGGAACAAATGTTTCATCAAAATTTGGAACAAAAACTTCATCATTTGAAACTGAAGCAACTGCTGTAGTAGATGCATAAGACATTTCTGGATCCTTTTTAGGAACTGCAGATTTTGGCATTAACATTGATAAGTCATAAGTACCTCTTGAAACTACTGGGCATTTTTCTCTATACTTAACAAAAGTATATGCTGACCTTGGATTTTCTCCAATATCAGAAGCTGCCTTTTTAATTTGTTTGGTTGTAAAATGTACCTTTCCAGGGTAATCATTCATTAATTTTTCTATCGCTTTATTCATAATATATATTTTTGGTTCCTTTTTTATTTTAATATAGTTATATTATACCATAGTTTTCAGCTGGCGTGTAACTTTATGCAGCCAAAAGACGCATAAAGTAAAGATTTTCTTTAAAATGGCCATAAAAGAGAAAAATTTTCTACAGTTTTCGACTACTTTTTATATAAATAAACTGGTATTACCACTAATGATAATACATAACACATAACACACACAGGAGAAAATTATGTTAAACACAAACCTTCCGTCATTCGACGCAAACCAAGTTATCGATTCAGTTCAAAACGCTAAGCGTGAATTTATTAATTCGGTAATCCCCCAAGAATCTGTAGCTAAACCAGTAATTGCTATTTTAGAAGCAGAAACTTCTTTTGTTAAATCACTTGCAGAAACTACTCAAAAATATTTTGATTCAGTTAATGATACACTTTCTGCTATTAAAGCTTAAGGAGAATAATTATGTCACTTAATCCATTCGAATTAAGATTCAAACTACTAGAAATGTCAACTGAATTTCTAGAAAGTCAAGCTGCTAAGCAACAAGAATTAGCACACGAAGCATGGAACCTAGCTCAAGAGCAAGGAACTGCTACGATGGAATTCTGGAAATCACTTCAACCAGCAACTTATTCCGTAAAGGATATTAAGGCGAAGGCTGAAGAACTTTATGAATTTGTTGATAAGAAATGATGTTATGTTTTTTATCATATTCATTGCAGCGTGGCTATTATTGAGCGCTTTATCATTATTTAATGATTAAATAATTAGGGCCGGTTTATCCGGCCTTAATTTATTGCGCTGAAATTATTTTTCTTAACAAATACAATCTTATCTTTTAATCTACTTTCAAGCATATCTGGCTTATGGGAAATAATAAATGTATTTGTTCCATCTTCTAAAGTCATAAGAATTTT